GCTCGGCATGTCTTTACTGATCCTCCATGGAACGTTGACTACGGCGGGAGTAGCCATCCAAGCTGGAAACCCGGTCGTCAAATCCTCAACGATAAGATGAGCACAGAAGATTTTAAGGACTTCATGCTGAAGGTATTCACGACCATGAGCGCGGTCAGTGAGCCGGGCTGCATGACCTACGTTGTAATGAGTGCCCAAGAATGGGGGGGCCTCATGGATGCCATATGCGAGGCTGGTTATCACTGGTCAAGTACGATTATCTGGAAGAAGGACTCGCTGGTACTCTCCAGAAAAGACTACCACACCCAATATGAGCCTATATGGTATGGATGGCTAGAGGGTAGTAGCAGACTTTGTCCTTTGGTGGATCGAAAGCAAAGCGACGTGTTTGATATTCCGAGACCAAAGCGCAGCGAACAACATCCGACGATGAAACCGATTGAACTGGTGGCGAGGGCCATCACCAATTCCAGCCATAAGGGAGACTTGGTACTCGATCCGTTTGGAGGTTCTGGTACAACGATCCTCGCGGCAGAGCAGACCGAAAGAGTCTGCAATATGATGGAACTCGATCCCAAATACGCGGATGTCATTGTGAAGAGATTTATCGAGAGCACTAGTGACGCCGATGTTTTTTTAGTTCGTAACGGAGAAAAGGTGTCCTACCAAGAGGCGATAGTAATGTCTTGACTTCCTTGCCATATAGAGTGATGAATGTATCTACCAAAAAAGAAAGGTAGGTACAGACCATGAAAAACGATAGCTTAAGATTTTCCTCCAAGGTAACGGGCTTGGAACGCAAACAGGTGGCAGCGGTTATAGCGACTACAATCGGAGAGCAAGTTGTGTATGCAGGAGCACCCAGTTTCAACTACATTGCTGTTGGCTGGACGATTGATAGAAACGGTATCGTAACAACGCCCGAAACTGAAATCAAGGAGGAGCATGTAACCCTAAGGATGGTGCTCGACGCACTAAGTATTGCAGGCGCAAAGGCAGAGGGGAATTGGACAGTAACCCTTCCAATGGATGGACATACTGGGAATACCCTTCGCAATCTTGTAAACCTGATTTGGAGCAAACAAAACCTTATACAAAAAGCACTTGCCCGGTATGAGGCCATACTCTCGGCCAGTTTTGTCACCGCGATCAATGCCGTACCCATTGACACATTGGAAGATTTTGTTGGCACCATAAATAATGCTAGCGAAGCCGGGCAGATCAGCGGGCATAATGATCTGGATATCGACTTGGTAAACAAGACCCTACAGTTTAGCTTTTTCAACGCTAACCTAGATGCCGAAGAGGTTCATGCTTTTGGCATACTTTGCTGGCAGCTAAACGAGCAAGCTAAGAAGCAAAAGTTTAGTTCAACCAAGCAGAAGGAAGCAACCAATGACCGTTACGCCTTCCGCTGCTTCCTTTTAAAGTTGGGATTTATCGGCGATGAATATAAAGCTGCGCGCAAGATTCTCCTTAGCAAACTGGATGGGAATGCTGCTTTTAGAACACCTGAAGCGCAAAGGGCACAGTTCCGACGCTCTCTGCGAAGGGGGAGTGAGCTGATGAGAACTGAGCAATTGATGCTGGAAACCTTGAAAGGGCTACTAACGTTGCACAAAATTAAATGGCTATCATGAGCGTTCAGAGTACTTAATGTCCATAACAAATCCCAAGAGGAGCTTCGCGAGAGGTTCCTTTTCTTGCTCAATCTTGGAAAGGAGGCGGCCACCATTGGCAGACAAAGGACAAAGCCCTATATTGATAAGGCAAAAGCTGAACATGCAGTGCAGTTCATTAATCTCTTAAAACATACCAAGGGCGAATGGTACGGCCAGCCCTTTGACCTGATCGATTGGCAAGCGAAGATTATTAATAATATTTTTGGCTTAATTAAACCAAATGGTTATCGGCAGTTTAACACTGCTTACGTTGAAATCCCCAAAAAACAAGGTAAGTCAGAGCTGGCGGCGGCAGTAGCGCTGCTTCTGACCTGTGGCGATTTTGAGCATGGGGGTGAGGTTTACGGCTGTGCTTCGGACCGCCAGCAGGCCTCTATTGTGTTTGATGTTGCAGTGGAAATGGTTGAGCAATGTCCGGCACTCAAAAGTAGGATTAAACCAGTGCTTTCTCAGAAGCGGTTAGTATATAAGCCGCTCAACAGTTTTTATCAAGTGCTTTCTGCAGAAGCGTATACCAAGCACGGATTGAATGTTCATGGCGTGGTGTTCGACGAACTTCACGCCCAGCCCAACCGAAACCTTTATGATGTTATGCTTCATGGTTCTGGCGATGCCCGCAAACAACCGCTGTTCTTTCTCATCACGACCGCTGGCACTGATAGACACAGTATCTGCTGGGAGGTACATCAAAAAGCAGATGACATCTTAAAAGGCAGGAAGGTTGATCCCACATTCTATCCGCTGATTTATGGTGCCTCAGACGAGGAAGATTGGACCGATCCGAAGGTATGGAAAAAAGCAAACCCCTCCCTGGGTATTACTGTGGATATCGAAAAGCTACAGGTTGCCTGCGAAAACGCCAAGAACAACCCGGCAGAGGAAAACTTGTTCAGACAGCTTAGGCTAAATCAATGGGTCAAGCAATCAGTACGTTGGATGCAAATGGAGAAGTGGGACAAATGTGCTTATCCAGTTGACATTGGGAGGTTAAGAGGGCGCGAGTGCTACGCGGGACTTGATCTTTCCAGTACGACGGATATTACAGCGTTTGTCCTAGTGTTCCCACCAGAAAGCGAAGATGACAGATATCAAGTGGTGCCGTATTTTTGGATCCCGGAAGTAAACATTGAACAGCGCGTGCGAAGGGATCATGTTCCTTATGATACTTGGGAGAAAAAGGGCTACATTAAAACTACGGAGGGCAACGTAGTCCACTACGGATTCATTGAAGCCTTTATTGAGGAGCTCGGAACGAAATACAACATCAGAGAAATTGCCTTTGACCGTTGGGGTGCAGTGCAGATGACGCAGAACCTCGAAGGATTGGGGTTCACGGTTGTGCCTTTCGGCCAGGGCTTTAAGGATATGTCTCCAGCGACAAAGGAACTAATGAAACTTACATTGGAGGAGAAAATTGCACACGGTGGCCATCCTGTATTGCAGTGGATGATGGATAACATCTTTGTCAGAACAGATCCAGCGGGGAATATAAAACCGGACAAAGAAAAAAGCACCGAAAGAATCGACGGTGCAGTTGCGTTGATTATGGCTCTTGATAGATCGTTAAGGCATGAGAACGGTGGTAATATCTATGATAAGCGAGGTCTTTTAATACTTTAACGGGAAAATGAGTAGTTGATGAAAGGTATTACCGTTGCATCAACTACTCAAATGTTTTGTCGCAGGATGCGAGTCAAACTGTCTAAAGGGCTATCCGGCGGAGTACGAAAATTATTGTTTCAGGCGCAATAATTCGGTTGCTGCTTTGAGTCTACGGTCTGGATCTGAAGATTTTAATTCATCTTCTAAAACGTTTAAGGCATCCTCAAACAAATCATTTAGCCTCGTAGAATTAGGTTTGGATATAGATGTTTGCTTATTTAGATGTTTTTCAAGTCCCGAAGTTTCAATTGGGTCAGGAAACTGGCAAATCGTGTTTCGATTCTTTAATAATTGCTGAACACTGGCTTCAAGCTCATCGATCTTAACGTGAGCCTTCCATTCTACAGGACGTCTATGACACATACCATCATCTTCGTTATCATATATGTCCTGGTAATCGTAATCTCCTAGGACGCCAATATGAGCCCAATTTTTATCGGTAATAAGTATAATGTCCCCGCTTCTTATGGTGTTAACAAAACAATTAACTTGACCCAAAATGTTCCCAAGCTTATGACCAGAGGTTTGGTAAACCCTAGCTAGTCTGTCACGAAGTTCATCTTTGCCAACTTGATCCAGGTTACCTACCTTTGGCCAGCCTATGCAAACAAAATCTTTATCAAGAAATTCCTGGATCCGTTCAATCCCGTGTGGCTTAGTCTTAATTTGAAATACGTTCATCAATATTCCTCCTCATGCGTTATGCTTCGTTACGCATATAATAACATATCGAGAATCCTCTGTCAATGCATAAACCAGCGTAACGCATAATGACGAATAGAGACGGAAATTGAGGGAGCTGATATCGCGATCATTCTAGTTATGGAACCAGTATTGCAGTCAGATAGGCCACCTACAAAATGATTGCTATCAAGAAGCTTCAAAAGGGGAGGTGATAATACATTGAACTTTTTTCAACGAGCAAAGTTCTTCTTCGGGCAGGGCTTCGACGACTACATTCAGCGCTTCCTAGCAGGCGAAGACGTGCCCAACATAAATAATCCCGGTCAAATCGATTCCAAAACAGCCATGAAATACACGGCTGTTTTTGCTTGTGTACGGGTACTTTCGGAGACTTTGGCGGGTACACCCGTGATGCTCTACCGGAAGAAAGATAATGGAGACCGAGAAACTAGAAACGATCTTGCGATTTATGACATTCTTCATAACCAGCCAAATGAGGAAATGTCTCCCTTTAACTTCAAAGAGGCTTGCATGGTTGCCCTTAACCTCGGCGGCAAC